TATTGGATCTGGGATCAGTGAGATTGTTATGGCTAGCCCCCTAACGGGTCTCGTTCCACTGATTACTCTATAGCTTCTAGAGTATAAACTTATGTTGCTAATGCGATAGGCATTGTAACTCTTATCAAGCCCCAGACGACGGTCTGGGGCTGATCCCTGGTTCAATGGCATGCGTGCCTAGAGGTCGGTTGATCACCAGTAAGCCTCGATGGTACAATTCACTTTGAACCTGGGATCAGTTGTGATTACAGGCGTAGCAATAAGCAGAAGCTGTAATTGAGAATGCTACGTTGCGCGACAGCTGGTCTATAGGGTGTGCGCCCAAAGGCGCACACCTTTTTTAAAGTTTTTATTTTTTAGGGTGGGTCCCGCCCACAAGCACTAACCACAGGCTACAAGCTCAGAGGGTGGGTCCCGCCCACAGGCTCTTCTCTGCGGCGGAATATTATATAGGAAATTATAGGATATGTCAAGAAAAAAATTTTATTTATTTTGAGCTGCGGGCCTTGTATCTTATGCCATAATATCCTATATGAAGGAAACGAAAGGAATACATGAAAAATAATTATTTAAAAAGTTTAGAATTGTTTTTAAAAGAACTTAATAAACAAGTTGATGCTTATAAAAAGACAGATGAATATAAAAAAATCTGTGAAGAATATGAAAGAGAAGAAAAAGAAAGGAATACAAAATGAATAAATTAGAATGCCCTACGGGCGAAAAAAGTTGCAAGCCTGACGGCTGGCCAGCTGGTAACCCAAAATTTATGGACACTAAAAAAGCCTGGCAAATAGTAGGCGGCTTAAGCAAGCCCGGCAAGATGCCTGGATGGTCAATTGGTATACCGGCCAAAGAATGCAACACCGGCGGCAAGCTGCAGGACAAAGAAGGCAGCGTGTGCAATGACTGTTATGCTTTAAAAGGTTGCTATGTTTTCAAGGTTGTTCAAGATGCTCAGTATAGAAGGTTAAAAGCAATTAAAGACCCGCGATGGGTCGACGCCATGACAATGTTAATTAATTCAAAAAAGCCTGATATTTTTAGATGGCACGATTCGGGTGACGTCCAGGACCTGGAACACCTTCAAAAAATTTATGCCGTCTGTAGGTTAACGCCTACTAGAATGCATTGGATGCCTACCAAAGAGGCATGGGTTAAAAAATATTTAAAATTTAAGCCTGACAATTTAACTATTAGATTATCTTCACCGATGGTGAATCAGGGACCCATTAGCAGCTGGCCCAATACTTCAACAGTAGTTACAACAAAAGCAACATGTCCAGCACCTGAGCAGGGCGGCCAATGTTTAGATTGTAGAAAATGCTGGAATCCAAAAATTAAAAATATTAGTTATGGCAAGCATTAGATCTAAACATAATAATCTATTAAATTATTTCATTTGCAATCATAAGGACCTATCAAAGGCCTACGTCCGCAAGTGTGAAAAATTCCTAGAAACCCATTGCAATGTCCGTTTGAAACAAGAGCGGCTAGTCAAGGGTAAGGAACAGAGGGCTGGTAGTATTCCACCAGCCCTCAAGCATAAATAAAAAATAAGGGTGGGTCCCGCCCACAAGCACGCACCACAACCCACAAGTGTAGTCCACAGGCAACAGGCCACAGGCCCATGTTTCACGTGAAACATTTTTTTCTTTTTTTTCCTTGGGTGGGTCCCGCCCACATGCTCTTCTCTGAGCCGCGACACTTTGTCCATTGACCTTGGACATAGGATATTGTAGGACGCTAAACTTTTTGTAGAAATTTAAAGCTTGACATCATGCCCACGGCACACGGTTCGGCGTGACCGGATACAAGATCACGGATCTTGAACCCCTCATAAAGTTTTATGTCTTTCTGACAGAGGCCCTTGGCCATGATGAAACTGTTGTGCGGGTGCTTGATGTGGAAGCCAATTTGGTGAGGTGAAAACCGAATTTTTTTAGCCGATCTTAACTTTAATTCGATAGTGAAAAAGTGGCCAGAATTATTATAAACCAATAGATCAGGAGTCCCATGTGCAGCACTATTTTCCACGCGTGTAAATGATAATTTGCAATTATTTTTAATATTGAACGCTTTAATTTCATGCCAAAATTTAGTCTCTCCCTTAATCATTTTTTAGGCTAAGTGAGGAGCATTCTGGCTAATCAATTTTTTTAATTACTTCACCCATATTCCATTTAGATGTGTATAAAGTTATGACCAATCTATGAGTCTCACGTACGCCAAGTATTTTGTTTTCCATTAATTTAATGTCCTTGATGTCGTAATATTTTCCGTCGGGTAAACACACCTGTACTCTTGCCTCTTGTGCTACTGGCGATTTCATAAACTTGTCTAGGGCCTGTCTTAATAGCTTTCCTGATACCATCACTTGAATATATACCAAAAATAATTTATAATGCAAGCATGGGAGTTCCTAAAAGACTTACAGAAAAACAAATTAAATTTGCAAATCTAATCGTAACAGAAGAAGGTCGAAAGACTGATTCTGAGTGTGCTATTGCTGCAGGTTATGAACCCAATTCAGCATATGTGTCAGCAAGTAAATTACAAAATCCTGCCTTATATCCTTTAGTCAGTCAATACATTGGAAGACTCAGAGCAGAGAAATTAAAAAAATATGACATCACCTATGAAAAGCATTTGGCGGAATTAGGTAAAATTAGAGATGGTGCATTTGAAGGCAAAGCCTGGAGTGCTGCAGGAAATATGGAAGTAGCTAGAGGTAAAGCTGCCGGGTTCCAAAATAATAATCATATACATTTACACAAGGACCTTAACAATGTTGATGAATCTGAGTTAGATAAAATGTTAGAGAAAGCATTACAAAAATACAAACCTATCATAGATAGTGAAGCAGAAATAATTGAAGAGTCTAATTCAAATTCAACTTCTTTATCGAAACAATCACAGAAGTAGGAATAATAACTGTACTACCTATATCTTCAAACGTAGTACCTTCTTTGCTTTTAATATAATCTCTAAAAATTCTAGTCACACCTTTACGTTGACTAAGTAGATAACCTTTAGATACTGCAACAGGAAGTTTATCTTTGTCCAATGAAGATAACGTACTCCAACCATCGTCACCCTCGATATCAACCCATTCTATTTCTACAAACGGATATTTAGATATGTCTCGGCCTAAACTTTTACTGGTCATCTTTGGAAATATTTTTCTTTTTTTAGGCATGCCTTCTTATATCACCTATAGGTTTTTTCTCTAGGCACTTTTTTTCTCAAAAACTTTTTCTTATGCGCGCGTACGGGTTTGCTAGAAGTGTTGGTATAAGCCAATTATTGTAAATTGTAACAGCTGTAACACCATTGTAACAGCGTTTTGTTACAAAAATATCGTCTAGAAGTGTTGGTATGTGCGAATAATAGTCTTTTGAAAGCCATTGTAACCATTGTAACACCGTTTTGGAAATTGAAAAACAAAAAAACTTTTCTGGCAAAAAAAGTCTATAGGTAGAAACTTGCCTTATTGTGAACATATTGTGATAAATATGCAACACATTGTGGCTTTTTAGACACAATCTGCGCAATATCTAGGGTCTTTGGTGCTAGTCCAACCATACAAAGCGTTGTTACAATCTTTTGCTTTACAAATTGTGGTACCCTTACCATCATTTCTCGGTTTGTTACCAAATATTTCAGTCCAACGTTGTCTATAAACATCGTTAGACACCCTAGATTTGCCGTCCCATTTTTCTTTTTTCATTAGTGCAGCCTCTTTCTGTATTCATCTATATCTGAAAAGTCTGGACTTGCTAAGAATCTAGCCAATGTTTGGAACTCGTCCATGGACATTTTATTTATATTCATAGAGGGTATTCTTTTGGTCATCTCCTTCTTTGCTTTCTTCCATTCAGACTCAGTAAATGTATCTAATAAATTACGCATGTCTTTCATAATAGTGCTTTCTATGTTGTTGGTATTGTTGGTAATTCAGTAATGTTGGTTGCAATAGAGCCTCCGTCATTACCTTCATCGTCTTGCGTTGGCACTAGCAATACACCATTTGAAAGTGTTATCTCAATTGGTTTTTTAGACCAACCCTGCCTACCACTTTCTTTTTCTGACATGTATTTAATTTTAACTATTTTTTGATTGAGTAAATGTTTCTCAATTTTCTTTTCCCAGTTTATTTTCATATTTATTCCTTTCATATAATATCCTACAATACATTACATACCGGCTCTGTCAACTAATTCTTGCCATTCTTTTTTCTGTTTGTAATATTGTGCTACTTTTTTCCACCATTCGTTCGCATAATGTCTGAATTCTTCGCCTTCTACGGGAAACTCTTGAAATAATAGGTCTTTGCTACACATTAGAATGATTCCAAACTGGATATTGGTGCCATATATTTGATTATGAGCAATAGCATATCCTGCGAGTTGAAGGTAATAGTCCTCGATCCATTCTTTTCGTTTCGGTTTATTTGTTTGTTTAAAATCTATGATGGCCTCTTTGCCCTCGTAGATTCCAACACCATCAGTTGCACCTGCGTACATCTCCGGGTAAAATAAAACACACTCAGTAGCCCACAACTCATCGAGTCTACCTTTTAATCCCTGGTCCGCGATTATTTGTGCCATCTTCGTTGCATGTCTTCCTTCAGGCGTTAGATCCACGATAGGTTTGTCTAGCATATACCCTTCAAGAACCGAGTGCATAAGGGTCCCTCTCGCTGCAGCAGTCTCAGTAATTTTTTTAGCCTCGGCTTCACCAACTCTATCTCTCCATCTTTGTAAAGATTGTTTCTTCTCTTCTCCTTGAC